ATGTCTAATCCCATCCGTATTCTCCTTTAGGCATACCAACGAGTAAAGTCAATATTATTTGTTTCTAATGCTAAGCTGGCAATGTATTTCGCCTGTTCTATTGTCATGTCGGCCTTGGCAATACGCTGCAAAGCAAAGTCACGCAAGTCATCTTCATCAGCATGTGCTGCCTCATAGTCTCCCTTTGCTGCTTTTTCCTGTACACCTGACAGACTTACATTAATAGTATTAGTTAAAGCTTCAAAATTTGCATCACTCATTTTTCTTCCTCTAGTTTCACAATTTCGCCGGTTCCTTGGCGATTATCGTTGTAGCCCATTCTATCAGCAATTGCCTTAATAACTGGAACAGTCACACTATTACCAGCCTGCTTGTATAATTGGCTGTCACTTAATCCAGCTTCGCGCGCTCGTGTAAATGCCCAATCGGGGAAGCCTTGTAGGCGCCAACATTCAAGTGGCGTTAACTTGCGAATTTTCAAATCACCTGTCAGCGTAGCTTGCTCCATAACAGTCGTTAAGGTATTCGCAACACCATGGCCAACCCGTCCACGCCGGGTCTTACTATTCGGCTGAGCAAAGTTAATGCTGTCTCCCAATTGAGCAACGTCATACCCACTCTTAGTAGCCTCACGAACAGCAACCTTTGGATTGTTCCTATTTGTTAATATTCCGTGCCTATCACGAACAGTTAATGAAAACTCTGGATCACCATTTTCTTTAAATCTTCTGCCATTCTGGTTTTTAAAAATTATGTCAGGTGAAGAAACTGGAATTGCTATCTTTGGCTCTTGCCCACCACCTTGCATAGTACTAAGTGTTGGTGCAATCCCGTCAGTGCCATATACTCGTCCAACCTGTGGGTTACCACCGAAAGATTTTGAATTGCTGATGTTACCTAATTGATTAACTACAATCTTGGGTGAATCTTTATATGAATGTGCAGTTACCGTATGGCTAATTCCACTTGGGTCAATTACGGAATTTGAATCACTTGAATGTCTATTGGGATATATCCTGGCTACTTCTTTAATTGCTTTATTAGTTTTTCCACCTTTTCTGATGATAGGAAATACTTTTCTGGTACCTCGTCCTCTAAGATGTCCGACAATGAAGATACGTTCCCTGTGTTGAGGGACGACTTCGGCTGAGTCGATAACGTCCCATTCGACATCATACCCGATTTCATCCATTTCAATGAGCAACTTTGCGAAGTCCCATCCTTTGTTGATGCTAAGAAGGTTTTTAACGTTTTCAATGAATAAGTAACTGGGTTTATCTTCTTCTTTGAGTTGCTTAATAAGTCCTGTGACTTTGAAGAACAGGCTTGACCTTTTTCCATTTGTAAATCCTCCTTGCTTTCCTGCAACTGAAATATCTTGGCATGGAAATCCGAAACACCAGCAATCCGCTTTTGGTAATTCTTGTGAAGTAACATTATTAATATCTTTCTCTGTAAACTCACCATCTGGTTTGTGAATGGCAACATAGCTTTTCCTTGCGAATTTATCCCATTCAACCCAGCCAATGCAGGAATGACCAGCTTGTTCCATTCCCAATCGAACACCGCCTACACCTGCAAACAAATCCAAAAATTTCATTCCTTCGCCTCCAATTTCACGGTTTCCCCTGTTTCATCAACGCGCCAGACACCTAGCACCCATGCACGGGCAAATGTGTCAAAGCTATCTTTGGCATCGCTGAACCAATCTTGCACGCTTTCCCATTTAGTACCATCTAGGCTCGCTGATGTACCCTCATCAAACGCCTGAAATAGGTCTCCATGATCATGCTTCCACATCTTTAGGTATTTACCAATCAGTTCTGGTATCACCGGCAGATCATCTGGCAAGGCATTTTCGTACCTGTTCAAATAATATCGAACTGTTGAACTGTCCCAAATCGTGTCTGTATCTTTTGCCAATAAAATCGCTTCTACAACGTCCCGCTTCGTCTCATTGCTCATCGTCAGTCACCTCTTCTTTCTCACAGTCTTGCAAGCCAAATTTCTCAATATCATCATTAGTGAGTTCAATTCCATCTGGGTATCCACCAAATCCTTTGGATAATCCTTCTACAATTATGGTATCAAGTTTTCCATCATGAGTTTTTAGATACCACTTATAATCTGCATGTGGCACCTTGACGTTGTATTTCTTTTCCTTTTCCACAGTGTATCCATATTGGTAGGCATTAACAAGCATAAGCCCTCGTTCTTCACGGTGTTCTGCTTCATTGTCATCATCAAATAGCCAATCACGTACCTCATCTGGCATTAGATACTCAGTAAAAATGTCAGTAATATCTCGTCCACTGCTTTTAACACTATCAACCCACTCAGCGGCTTTCTTAGGTAGCTTTACTTTTTTAGGCTCCTCAATCAAAGCGACAACGTGGCCGTCATGCTCATTAGCCACTTGTTCAGCCTGTTCCTTACTTGGCGTTATAGGGCATTCTGAGATGGCTAATGTCCAGAAACCGAAACCATCTGAAAAGTCCCAAAATTCACCACTGCGGTTCTTTACCATGTACATTTTTTCTTCGCTCATTTTTCGTCCTCTACTTTCTTGTCTTTAATTACAAGTTAAGCATATGTCAAATTTAGCTAAATGTCAAGGTAATTTCATAAAAATAAGCCAGTGTGCTTTACCTTGTTTATATTCATAGTCTTCTACTTTTTCCTGGTATTTATAGCTTGTCACAAAGAACTTAATCTGTCAACAAAAAAGCTACTGCATTTTATGCAATAGCCATTAATCTTATTTATAGTAAAAGATCATATTTTTCTCGTAGCTTTAGCAAGTTACGAACGGGATTAACATATGATGCTTCAATACCCATAAAGTAATCTAGTTTCTTAATGCTGTTTTCTTCCTCTTTACTTTCACCAATTTCAGTACCAAAGTTTAAGCTTTGGTACCTCTTCAATTGTTCGCTCACGGGTACTGTTAGTGGTTCACCATATGCAATCTGCTTAACAATACGTTCCCACATATTGCGTCTAGCCTTAACTGCACTATAAATGTAGGTCTTCGCCTTAAACATATAACCAGACTCGTCTTCTAGCACAAAGCCTTCCAACTCTTTGTTACGTGCTAGCTTCTGTAGTGAACCTCTTAAGTTGCGATTACTAATAGTCGCTATGTGCTTCTTTAAAGGCAACCCTATCTTGTCACTGATATTTGTCAAGCTTTTATAGCTCATTTTTCTAAATACAAGGTCGTTATAAACAATATCTAGCATAACAGCTTTAGGCTTGTCAAAGTTATGAACAATGTGCGGATCCTTTTCTTCATTAACAACTTCAAATAGCATTGTCTTGTCTTTTAATAAAGACTTAAGAAAATCTTCATGACCACGTATTTCTGGCTCAACAGTTTCTTTAACTAACTGAGCATAGGGACTAACTGTAATATCATCGTTACCAAAAATAGACCCTTTGCTAAAGTAAATTAGCTTGTCTTGATGCACATCATAAGTTAACATTCCAAGGAAACCATTATACTTTTTGTAAACATCTAAGTTCCCTTGCAGCTGTAACTTGCCCCAGCCACCTAGTTCATCAACACGAAAGAACTTATCATAGCCTCTAGCATATACCTCATTATGGTAAGTATCAATAAACAGGCCTCTTGATCTTACCGTAAAGTCATCCCACACCTTCCCTTTAAAGGCGCTTTCGCTAAAGTTAACAGTAGCAATTCCTTTGTTTAAATGCTTAACATTAATGTAAGAATTTCGCTTAGCAGCCTCAAGATATGCATTAGGATTAGTTAATAAATACTTAATCTTAGACTGGATCGCCCATTTCATATCTTTAGCACTAAGATTAAATTCATAGTTTTTAAATTGTTTTACAGTTACTAACCCAGCTTCAACAATAGCAACAGCTAAGTTCTTTCCATCGTCAACCCCTTGTTCAAGGTTAACAGATGTTGACTTACCATTTTTATAAATAGCCTTACCGTGATTTAAGTTTCGATGACCATGAATAGACAAAATATTTACATCAGGGAAGTTACTATCAAGATCATAGCTAAAATCCCCTGTCCCGTAAATCATTTCAGATGTTGACAATTTGTTTAGTCCCAAAGGATCTTTGGTATTATAAGGATAAATACCGCCATGAGTAATATAAATTGGTTGCTTACCCTTTAAAAACACGCCTTGGTACATACTATCAATAAGGTTCTTTATTTCTTTTTCAGACACGCCAGCACGCTTTAGGGGTAAGTAGGTATTGTAATATGTGTGCCGTGGTGGGTTAACAACAGTGTTACGTACCATGTTAGCCAAATTATAATCGTGATTACCCATAATCAAAGTTACATTATGGCGCTTAAATTTATCTTGAATAAACTTGAATGTTTCTACTGGGCGAATACCACGATCAAACAAATCACCCACGAACACAATCATATCTTTATAGTTATCTTCAAGGCCAAGTTTATCCCATGCGTCTTTTAAAACCTTATAAGAAGAGTGAATATCACCAAAAACATACAGTTTTCTATCCCCTAATTCTTCAAATTGCCACTTAAGTTTATCAATAGCATCTTTAGGATCAAGTTTAGTAACCCAATGTGGTATAGAGTGAAGGGATAGTTGTTGAAATTTATCTACTACAGCATAC